ATGAAACTCAGGAACCAGTTCGTCAGACAATGAGCGAAAATATGCAAATGATTCAAAATATGCAGAACCTTATAAAAAGTTCCTGGAAAGATATGGTCAATGGTACGATCTGGAAGCAGGCTACCGGACAGATAAGAGACTATGTCAGGGAAGCACAGGTCGCAGCAGGCATCCGTGTATACAATCCAGAATATGAACAGTTATGCAATACTATTGCAAAAACAGAGATGGAGCAGGAAAAACTGATCCAGAAAATGAACAGCATGGATGCGAGCAAGCGTTTTGTGCCAACACAGGAGTTTAAAGACCTAGAAGCCAATATTGCAAAGACCGAATCCGCTTACGCAAAGCTGGAAGAAAAGCAGAAGGCATTAGAGGCAGCAGGAAAAGCGACGGTTCCGAGTGCTGATTACAGCGAAGTGAAGGCTCATTATGATGATGCACAGGCAAGATTGGAGAAGTTAATTGCGAAGCAAAGAGAATGGTTGGATCTCGGATTTAAGCCTGGCGACGGTGGTGCAATGACTGGTCTGACGGAGCAAATCAAAGAAGTTGAAACGGAAATGAAATATCTAAAAGGTGAAATGAAAGACCTTGAGGATAACGGAAAAGCAATGATACCGACGGATCAGTACCGTGAGAACACAAACCAGCTGTCTATCATGCGGAACAAATTGAAAGAATACAAAGACCTCAGAAGTTCTATGTTGCTGGATGGCTCCAACTTGCAGGAGTCTGAACAATATCAGAGGGATGGAGTTGCACTTTCAGATCTTACGAACCGACTGCGAGAATACAATGCAGAACGAAGGAATATGGAGAACAGTGGTACAGATATCCAGACACCGCATCTTGCGGATGGAAGTGTATTTGCGACCATGGGAGCGACAGCAAAAGCAGCATTTGAAGATATGACAGCAAGCATCAGACAGGCCAAGGCAGCTGCAGTGTCTGCAATCCAGAGTATTCCGGTCGTCGGTCAGGTTGCGTCCAGTGCTGCATATATCGGCTCGAGAGCATTTAAAGCTATGAGTGCTGTTATGAAAGGTGTCGGTCCCGCTATAAAAACAGCATCCGGTGCATTCGGGGCATTACTTAAAAAGTTCACAACCGGATTGCCAGGAATCCGGAAATTTGCCGGAGGAATCAAGCAAGGAAACAATGCTCTCAGTGGCGGAATTGGAAAATTACTCAAATACGGTCTTGGTATTCGAAGTATGTATGTATTGTTCAGCAAGCTTCGAAATGCCCTGGTAGATGGTTTCAAGAACCTTGCAAAGAAGAACAGCGAAACAAACGCAAATCTTTCAGAATTATCAGGCGGATTGCAGCAGTTGAAAAACAGCCTTGCGACTGCATTTTCCCCGATTCTCAATACGATCACACCGGCATTATCAACGCTGATAAATTATCTGGTGCAGGCATGCAATGTTGTTGGGCAGTTCTTTGCAGCTCTTACCGGACAGAAGACATACACTACTGCCTCTAAGGTGCAGAAAGATTATGCCGCCAGTCTGGACAAGACCGGTGATTCTGCAGCTAATGCGGCAGATAAGGTCAAAAAATCCCTGATGGGGTTTGATGAGATCAATAAGCTGGATGATGACAGCAAAAGCAGTTCCGGTGGATCATCCGGAAGTGACGGCGGAAGTTTCGAAGAGAACGAAGTTACAAATAAATATGCAAATTTCGCCCAGATGATCAAGGATGCATGGGCAAACGCAGATTTCACGGAAATAGGAAAGATTGCCGGACAGAAGCTTAACGCAGCTCTTGCAAATATCCAGTGGGATGACATCAAAAAGACCTGCAATAAGATTGCAAAATCAGTAGCAACATTCCTTAATGGTTTCATGGAAGGAACAGATTGGAGACTTGTAGGAAAGACAATTGCAGAAGGCATAAACACTGCAGTAGGGACAGCCTCTACCTTTGTGACCAATTTTGACTGGAGTAAATTAGGAAAATCTGTCGGAGAAACTATTGACAGCACCATCAAAAACATAGACTGGTCGATGCTTGGAAAAACTGCATCCGACACGATGAAAGGTCTTCTCACATCTTTCTGCGAAGCAGTGCAGAATGTAGATTGGAAGAATCTTGGAGAATCTGTTAAGACTGCAATCCTGGCCATTGACTGGAAAGGAATCTTGCAGAAAGCAGCCGAAGCAGCAGGAAGTATTGCAGGTGGAGCAGCAGCTTTCGTGGCCGGATTGCTGGGGGATATTCCGGGTGAAATCTACAATTACTTTATGGAGAAGAAAGACGAGTGCGGTGGAAGCCTCGTAAAAGGCATATTTAAAGGAATTACGGACGCACTCGAAAACGTAGGGAATTGGATAAAGGAAAATATTTTAGATCCATTTGTCGATGGTTTTAAGAAAGCATTCGGCATTCATTCACCTTCAACAGTATTTGCGGATTTAGGCAAACAATGTATTGCAGGATTATTGCAAGGCATTGCGGATATTCCAGGAAATATTGCAGAAATTGCGAAAAAAATCTGGAGCGGCATTAAAGATGCCTGGGATAATCTGGGTGACAAAGTATTGGGTATAGGTGCGAAAGTTTTAAGTACCGGAAAAGATTTATGGGATTCCGTTCAAGGTGCCTGGGATAAAGTAAAAAATAACTCTATCGTTGCTAACGTTTCAGCAACGTTAAAAGGCGGCTGGGATAAACTCGATGCGGCATTGGACAAAGTGAAAAATCAGGCCAAAAATACCACTTACACATTCAAAGCAAAAGCTGTAGGTGCATGGAATAAACTGAAAGCATATGGGAGAACAGTTGTTGATAAAATCAAAAGTAAGTCAGCTGATTATACTGCGAACGCACGCGGTGCTTGGGACAGAATCAAAAATTATCTTGGGGAATTCGGAAGAAATATCAAGAATAGAGCTGCAGATTATACTGCAAGAGCTTCGGGTGACTGGAGCGGTATAGCACGTAACGCACGTACATTGTATGACAGCGTTAAAAGCAAAACAGCTACTTTCCGAGCAAATGCCGTAGGTGCTTGGGACAAGGTTTCCGGTGTTTTAGGTCAGGCGAAAGACTGGCTGGTAAATAAGGTTGTGAACTGGAAAATCTCAATACCTCATTTTGCATTGCCGCATTTGAAATTCAGCACATCACAATATAAATTTCTGGGAAAAACATTCCAGATACCAAAACTGGATGTTGAATGGTATGCAAGCGGTGGATTTCCAAAAACAGGAGAAATGTTCATGGCAAATGAAGCTGGTCCTGAATTGGTAGGAAAGATGGGAAATAAAACTACCGTCGCAAACCAGCAGCAAATTATAGCGGGTATTGAACAAGGTGTATATAAAGCTGTTATGGCAGCGTTTTCTATGCAGTCAGCAAAGAACGGAAAGTCTCAGAATGAAACCCCTACATTCAATATATACGTTGGCGGTCGAAAGGTCACAGACGTAGTCGTAGAAGAAATCAATCACAGAACCAAATCGACAGGCGTATGCCCGATATTGGTTTAACCGGTACCGTCCGAAAGGGCGGTACTTTTTGAAGAAATGAGGTGACAAAAAATGGCCGCATCCATCACGATCGGCGGCGTTGCCATGCCGGAACCGAAGTTAAATGGTCTGAAAATTTCACGAAATAAGATCTGGTCGAAAAATGCAGGGCGTGGAGCAGATGGAACAATGACCGGCGATATCATCGGACTGAAATGGAAACTGGAAATCGAATTTCTGCCGCTTACAGACGCACAGATGGCAATAGTAGAAGCGGCTGTTGAACCGGCTTTTTTCAATGTAACTTTCCGAAGTCCTAAGACCGGAAAGAACATTACAGTAAATATGTATGCAGGCGATCTTACGTGTCCGGTATACACCTATGTCGGGGGGAAGCCACGGTATGTAGGTGTCACGGTAAACCTGATTGAAAAATAATCATCAGGAGGGAGGTACAAAATGCTTCAAGTTAATGAAATATTCAAAAATGCAGTAGAGCAGGACAGCAGAACATTTAAGGCAAGAGTCGTTCTGGGGAAAGATATTTTTGAGGGTATCAAAAGTTTTGCACTTCATGCTGCCTCGAACAATTCTGCTCATATCAGTATCGGCGGAGCTGTGGCAGCCAGTGTACAAGTCAAAATGGAAGCAACAACCATTTCTCTCGAAAGTAAAGAAATAACGTTACAGATTGGCGTATTGTTCGGTACGGAGTATATATACTGTGACCTTGGAAAATTCACACCGGAAAAAGTGAATAATGATGACGGAATTATCAATTTTTGTGCATATGACAGGATGTATGTGAAGTTTTCAAAAGCATATGTAAGTAAATTGGAATACCCAGCAGACGGAAAAGAAGTGCTGAAAGAGATTAGCAACATGTCCGGAGTACCGCTTGCAAGCAGCATTGATAATCTCCCGTCCGGTGTCAAAATTCCGAAGCGTTGGAAAGAAACGGAAACAACGTATGATGACGAAGGCAATGAAATCACACAAGGGAATTATGTAAACCCATTCGACGGATATACCATGCAGGATGCACTGGGATATGTTGCACAGTTCTATGGAAAATATTGTGTCATTAATCGAAATGGTGAAATTGAACTTCGTTGGTATAAACAGGCGGATTATGAAATATCTGCATCCAGATATTATGATGATCTGAAAAAAAGCGAAAGTCTGTTCAAGCTTGGCAGAATCCAGTGCGATACGGCAACCGCAACATTACTTTCCGGCGTGGGCACTGTAGGAATACAGATTGAGAATCCGGTTATGACGCGGCCCGTCCTTGATAAAATTTGCAATCAGCTGAAAGATTTTACTTTTCAGCCTGCTTCGGTATCTTTTCTTGGAGATCCACGTCTTGACATAGGAGATATCGTTACTATTCACGATAAATACGGAGGAAAAATTAAGATCCCGATTATGAAGCTGTCGATGGATTATGATGGTGGATTAATTACAGAAATTGAAAGTCAGGGAAAAACGGAAATTGAATCCGGGAGCATAAGTAGCAGTAAAGGACCAACAGCACAGGCGATTGAACGGCTGAACATAGAATTGGTTGCAGCGAAAGAAATCATAGGACAGAAGGCAAGCTTTGATGATTTGAAAGCAACAAAAGCTACATTCGATAAAATGAGTGCGAGTTATGGTGAATTTGCAGATCTGACCATCAAAAGACTGGAAGCCGGAGAAGCAAACATAGAACAGTTGAAAACAGAAAATGCAAATATCAGTGGGCGTTTGACGGCAGGCGAGGCAGAGATCAAAGTTATTAAGACAGATAAGGCAAATATAAAAGATCTGGACGCAGCGAATGCCAGAATTGATAGTATTTCCGGAAATTTAGCTGATTACAAGGTGATAATAACCGGAAGACTTGAGGCTGTAAATGCGGTTCTTGGTTCGTTAGATGCAAATTATGCAAAGATAGATCTTGCAAATATCAAAAACGGAAGTATTACAACTGCAATGATAGGTGTCGGTGTTGTAGGTTCTGCTCAAATTGCAGACGGATCTATTACCGATGCGAAAATAGTGGAGCTGACAGCCAACAAAATCACTGCCGGTACATTATCGGTGGAAAGGCTGATCATCTGTGGCGATAAGAATTCGATCATCTATGCAATCAATAATGCAGGTGAACTGGTATCTCAGAATGTAAATACGATAGATGGTGATGTACTGACCAAGAGAAGCATAACTGCAGATAAGATTGTGGCAGGTGCCATTACTGCCAATGAAATTGCGGGAAAGACCATCACAGCAAATAAAATTGCAACAGGTGCCATTACCACAGGCGAACTGGCAGCAGGCAGCGTGACAGCAGAAAAAATCAAGGCAGGTGCAATCAGTGCAGATAAGATAGCAGCAGGTGCAATCAGCGTAGATAAATTAACTTTTGGATTAAACAGTAATTTATATAATCTTGGATATGATAATTTTGCAACAATCACGGGAAGTACATTGCTTTCATATTTTGAAGACTATCAAGTAAAGGTAGCAACAGAAGTAAAAGAATGTGGAGGATCATTTTTTGCACAAGCACCTAACGTTCCCGGGACCAATGCACTATGGCTTGACGGAAGAGAAACAACAGAAATCTTGCAATCAAAAAATGGATTTATTTTAGGGAGCAGTAAAAAACATGATGGTTTCATAACCTTAATTCCTGGGAAAAAGTACCTGATTTCTTTTTATATAAGATGTCCTTATCTTTCTGAATCAGAAAACAGAGGAATTGAGTTTTTGATATGGGAAAGCAAAGAACGTAGCCATTTGTATAATGGAAATATCTTAGCATCTAAGAAAGGTGAATATGTTTTTTGTGGTTTGCAATGGGAAAGGAAAACAATAAAATACACGTGCGTTAAAGATTTTCCATATATAGCATTAGGTTTTGGTTATATGGAAGCTGCTTTGTTTATAGTTTCTGGGATTCAAGTCGAACAGGTGGAAGATCTTGATACAGAACCAAGCCCATTTTCCGTGTCAAATGTACAGACTGTAGATGCAAAAGATCTGGAAAATGACGGTATAGTTGCTATCAGTGATAATCTCGGTACATTCCAAAAAGGTGTACTAAAATCCGGAAATTATAGCGGTTCTTCTGGAGAATCATTTCCAAGCAGTGGATTTCTTATAGATCTGAACAATGGCTATATTAATACGCCTAGGTTGCGTGTTGCGAGTAACGGAAAGACATACTGTAATTGCAACGGTATAGCAGTAGACGTGAATACATTAGTTGGAAATTATGCAAACTGCTATACATCAGCATCAACAGCGGCAAAAACGGTCAGCCTGTCAGGTTTTGAGCTGGTTGCAGGTGCAAGAGTCTGTGTACGTTTCAACTACGCCAACACGGCCACAAATCCAACACTGAACGTTAATGCTACCGGAGCTAAACCGATCTACTATAAAAACAGCAATATCCCGGCAGAACTGATCGAGCAGTATACAGTCCTGGAATTGGTCTACAGCGGATCATACTGGTACGTGGTCGGAAACATGAATATCCTGACCAAGGGCGACAGCATAAATATTGAATGTTTCACGGCTGGCTATGTGACATCCGCAGGCAAGGAAGTGCAGTTCTGCATTCCGGTATCGACACCGATTGTCGGCTGCAGTTCTGTTAGCATAGCATCGGCAACCGGACTGCAGATCCGGCAGAATGGGAATTATATTTATGGTGGCAATGCATCCACGCTGGTAGCGGCATCGTCCTACCGGGGCGTTGTCAACCGTAATATGGTATCTATTGCCGCAACGATGCCGAATACAACCAACGCAGTCAACAATGCACCATGTGGTGTGCATGCGGCATTGAAGCTGACATTTTCGTAACAATCAATTACAGAAAGCAGGTGAGAAATACATGATAACAGCAATCATAGATGCAGGGCAGCATTACTGCCAGGCAGTCAGTGACCTGTGGCAGTGGGATTATGGACAGACACTGCGGATCCAGGGCGTGAAGCTCCCGGCGGCGGTCGAGGTTCAGTTTTCGACAACAGAGCGGATCGGCGAAACAGTCACCAGAATTGGTGTGACGCAAGAGGGGGTTACTGAGGTACCTATCCCAGATGCATTGCTGGATGGTGCGTGGACGGAAATATCCGTTGACCCGATGAATGAGATTATGGTGTATGGATGCTACATACTGGCTGACAACAGCAACAAGCAGACATCAGAGAACCGCCAGCTTAGCCTGTTCCGGATGAGTCCGCAGGCACGGTATGCCGGTGGGGATTACTGGCTCCGGAATTATGCCAACGCAACAGAGTTCACGCTGGTGTCCTACTATGGAGACGCCAGCAAGGATGCAGCAACCAGCACCTACGGCATCCGTCCGGTATTTGCAATTACAGGAGAAAACAGATAAAGAAAGGATGATCATAAATGATGAACAAAATTATTATGTTACTTGCGGGCAATTCATTTTTCCGCATTTTATTGATTGCTGTCACACTGGACACAATCCTTGGGGTACTCCGGGCAATCAAAGAGCACAAGTTTAATTCCTGCGTGGGCATCGATGGGGCAATCCGCAAATCAGCCATGCTGCTGTCAGTGTGCCTGCTTATGGCAGTGGATGTGATCCTGAATATCAATGTATTGTTTATGATTCCTCAAAATTACATTGAACTTCTTGGGATACATAAGCTTGGAATCTGTGAATTCTTCTGCATCCTTTTTGTGTTGTATGAAATCGTGAGCGTGTTGAAGAATATGACACTGTGCGGATTGCCAGTGCCGGCAAAAATCAAACGCTGGGTGCAGAAATTTTTGGAAGATATGACAGAAGAGCTTCCGGAGGAAAACAGAAAAGGAGCAGGAGAGGGCGTGTGAGCGTCCTCTTTTATATAATAAGAAAGGCAGGTAGAAGATATGAACAAAATCAACCGTATGCTTTCAAATTACAATTACAATCCCGGCAATATTTCCAGGATCAAATATATCGTGATCCATTATGTTGGGGCACTGGGCGGAGCACAGGAGAACTGTGCATACTATGGCGGTGGCAATCGTGGAGCATCTGCACATTATTTTGTTGGTTTCGCCGGCGAAATCTGGCAGTGCGTGGAAGATCAGAATATTGCCTGGCATTGTGGGGCGAGTAGATATAAGCATCCAGAATGCAGAAATGCCAACAGTATCGGAATCGAGATGTGTGTGCGAAAAAAGAATGCGGCAAGCCTTGGAGCAACCGACAAGGACTGGTATTTCGAAGGGGCAACAGTACAGTCTGCTATTGAGCTGACCAGATACCTGATGAAGAAGTACAACATCCCTGCAGATCATGTCATTCGTCACTATGATGTGACCGGGAAAATCTGTCCGAATCCGTATGTATACAATACAGGTACGTATACCTGGGATGCATTCAAAAAATCCATTTCCGGACAAAATGGCGATATTTTGCCGGCGACCACCAAGCCGTGGTATCGCGTCCGCAAGACCTGGGCGAA